CTCCTCTTGGGGCTCCAAGCCCCGTTAGCCGGATTCTACACCGGCACCCAACGGCGTTTCAGTGCGACGACACCGTGGCGTGCGGATCTCTCCATATGGAGAGGGTCGCCAAAAACACTAGGTACTTCAGACCAACTCGATGTGACTAGTTGATCATCCAATTCGCTAGTTATAAGATGAGTTTTGGTTACCCCTAGGTACCAATCTAACCAACCTCGTCTCTCACGAGAAGGGGAAGGTATGATTGAACCACGTTTGTCGCTCTTGGAAAGAGCAAGCAAACTCTTTTGGAGAGCAGCGTAACCTTCCAGTTCATCAGTGCGATAAACTGGTTCAGGGCACATCGCTTTTACTTCAAAACGATGCAACTTCTCATTCCATCTTTCGACGGAACGATAACCTAAGAAAGAGATACGCCCCAATCCAGGACTATCTTCTCCAACGTAGGGCAAAGGCCCTATGATCCTCTCCACCTGTTGGTACAGGTAAGAGGCGGTGCGCCAATAGCCTTTCTTGTAAAACAAGTAGGCTGTTGCACACCATGAGATTATAGAACTAGATTGCCGCCTGTTCTTAGGACGCTCTTGACGGACGTAGACAGGAGTCACGTTTACGCCTTTATAAGCGTCAAGTCCACAAGACTCACGGAAATATCCGTGCGAATAAGTCTTGTGCCTATTTACCTTACAGTTGTATAATTGTAGGTAATCAAGAACAGCAACCGTTTCATCTGCAGGGAGGATTATATCATCCCCGTAGATGTAAATGTCACGAGAAACTGTATAACAGTTCTCGTAAGACACAGGAAGGTTACGTATCCTGAGGAGAGCAACTACACATACAGTGTAGAAATACATGCTCTCAACAGGAAAACATAGAGCGCTCCCCATGGACGCAAACTTCCTCAAGGGTCCAACTATGGACCCATCAGGCATCTTTGCGTGAGTCGACCTGCATGAGTCTATGGCGTCCCGTAAATCGGGATTGCCATTAAACATCGCAAGAGCAAGGTCGTGTGGAACACGATCACTCGCTTCGGAAAGGTCCACAGTAGAAAGTGAACCATCGATCGACGACATCAGAGCCATAGTCTGATTAACCGACTGATCACGAAAATTTACGTGACCACCGGCTTCGCGAGAATTCTCTATTCGAGAATATAACTCGCGTCGAATAGCTTGTTGTGCATATTGCATGCAAACAGGCTCTATGGCAATGATCCTTGGACCTTTGAGAGTTTTCGGAACAGGAGTAACCTTAACAGGTAACTCCTGGTCCGGGGGAACGAACGTTACATTCTTGAACTCCTCAGCTTCGAAAGCGCTTATAGAATAAGCGTTATCTAAGAAGGGGAAGTAAGGTTCAAGACGTTCGTACCAGAATTGCCAGGTGTATTTCATGTTCCCATGAATACCCTCAGCAGTTGCACCGGGCCCATGACTGGGGTACATTGCATCGAGTTTAATACCCGAAACAATAGTGTCCCATAATAGATGAGATACGCGATGAAAATCATCGCGCAAGTCATCTTGGACCACAAAACTCTCGAAGTCTCGCTCTGTTTGAACGAAACTGAAGAGCGCTTCCGCCGTCCTTTGCGGACTGCAGTCGAGTTGGAGTTTGTTGAAGACCCGGCAGATTTGTCTGACGGAATCGACAACGACTTCAGTGTCGATATAGCGCGATTCAGATTCATCAATCATCCTTCCTGTCTCCCGGTCGAAGATTAGACCGAGCATACCTTGCAGAAATGCAGGGATTGCTCCATGCTTCCGAAAAGCTCGGAAACATGATGGGTCAATCCTGCCTTGTGCAAGACTTCGTTCGAAGTCTTTGCAAAAGTCAGGCAGGGTAATCGTCAAAAACGATACACCCTCTTCTACGACCCGTGACCTGATTGTCATCATGTCACGTAAATCGGAGACGTCAACGGTACACCTGGCACATGCATCATCATAGATGAGCTGTACCAGCTCTAGCAGGTCACTTACGTTGCTTTTCATGCCTCCTCCTATAGTAGGGGGTAGACATCAAGCTAACGGCCTTGAATCACCAACTTAATGAAGGTGTCTCAAGCAGTAACTTCTACTTCAATGACGCGGGCGAGGTATACCAGTAATGAGCTTAATGCTCGTTGCCGGTTAACTTCACTAACGCGGCATTAGAAGAAGCCGTCAACAGCGTAAATAACGCTGCTGCAATGTTCACGAGGTTAGTTTGAGTAAACCCATAAGAGGGTCGATCAACAACCACCCAAACACTGGCGGTCTGAGAGATATTCCTATCAGCATTAAACGGGTCCGTAGCAATCACTGTAACAGTGAGCTTGGCCATTGATTTAACGCGATAGTTAGTCGCTCCAACACGTCCGCTGGGCATATGGCTTATTTCTAAGCGATATAGTCCATCAGAAGAAGTGTAAGCCGAACGGTATTGCTGGTCTTCAGTTCGGGGCAGCGAAATCGCTGCACCACTGTTATAACCAGTAATAGTTACTGATTGTGGATCTCCAAAAGCCATTAGTTGACCTCCTACAAGCTAAGTGGGAAGTTAACTGGTAGCCGAGCTGGCAGGATTCCAACCCTGCAAACCCTTACCTAGGGCCACCAGATGGACTCCTGATACCGCCACGGGATATACCCAAGGCAGCCAGGATACTAAGTTGTCTGACATTCAAATCGAAGTCAGACACACCAAACCCATAAGGATTTGCGTACTCACGTCTTTTGGTTTCTACTTCTTGTAACCAAAAGCAGTTTTTATCACCAGATTTAAGGTGAATAATAGACTGATTTGTGACATAGTGTTTACCATGTCCCATGAGACACGCATTCCGACTGACTAGACCGTCGGTCTGAACGCTACTGATGTTATCTATTACAGCAGAAGCGTTCGTAAACCAATCGACTAGCCAAGTCCAAGGAGTCAATTCCCACACAACGGAAGGGCTAATGAAAACGCCATAATGGCGCAACATCGCCACCATCAACTCATAGTTATCTATGGAAGATGGATTCCGTGTGTACCCTGGGATATAATACTTAAATTCGCCGGTAAACCAAACATGGCGTTCCACATAATGTGAGAGCCATGAGGTCGCGGCGTTAAGTGGATTTGCATAGAAATCACCGGTGAGCTGGGGATATACATTCCCAGATCCACCAAGTTGAGCGCTATACAACTCCTCCCGGGCTTCGAGAACGGTGCCTCCCCTCTTTATCCAGTGACCATTATCGCGAGCAACCTGCGTATATCGTTTGTGAAACGATTCGTAGGCTTTAGCAAGCTTAATAAGGTCACCAACAAAGGGGGCCCACCCAAACTGGTAGTTCAGATAGTCGCCGGCCAAACGGTCCGGTTGCATCAGAGCTTCCCGTGCGAACTTACGCTGACTTCTAGTGGCGTTCTTCTTCAAGAACCCCTTATAGCTGTCAGACATAAGTTTCGAGGTGGTTGCCAGCTGACCAGGCAGATCTTTGATATCATCAAAGAGAAACTGCATGGCATCAAAAGCTGACGTCTTTGGCTTAAATCTTTTATAAGCCTCTGCACCGTGTTGTGAAACCGACTCATAAGAGTTGCTAATGGTTTGGCCATATTCTCCTGAACGAAAAAATTCGTTTTCAGAAAAACCATGGCTCCAATTAGCATACGTGAAACCACCAGCGTACTGGTTCAGGAATCCGAAAGGTCGGAGATCCTGTCCCTTGTAGATGTCAGCGGCCTGCATTACTTTGTAAGGCATCCGGCATCTATACAACGCCAATGGTCCGGCTTCTCTATATCGTTTGCCGTTAACCCTATGTTTTGGAACATAAGGACCGACATCGATTAAGTCGAAGGTTTGAATCCACCAATGGAGTTCATCCCAACACTTGAGAACGCGCGGATATGAATAAAATGGTACATCGTACCCATTTCGTTCTACGCCGAACTGGTCTATATTAGACACACGTCCGACATAGTCGAGCGACCCCGGTTCAATATCCGTACGGAAACGCTTTTCAGCGAATTTCGTAGGGAAATCTTGAAACTGGAGTATTTTATTCACATGCTTCGGTAGGCCATTCCTATAAGACTCTTCGCGAGACTTACGTCTACGCTTGAGCTTCTTCAGCAAAGGATAATAGTCAGCCTTCCATTTAGGAATGATGACATCCTTTAGACCTGAAGTTCCGGGTCTCCGCCTCACAATAAAAGGAGGTAAGGGACGACGGAATGGAGACCTATCGGGTCCACGTATCGGCATACAACTTCTCCTTGAAAAGGGTTTAGTAAGCGCCGTTGAGACGCTCCAGAACGGGCCTAAG